CGATCAGTTTCGCGTCCATTCCTGGCGTTGGGTTCGGGATGCGGTCATACCACACCGGACCGAACTTATCCAGAATTGCCAGCAAAACTGAACGGTGAATCAGGATTGCGGCTGAACCCGTTCCGCCGCACTGCATGAGCGCATTCGGTTCGTACACCCTGCGCCCAATGAATCCCGTTTCATCACCGATGGTGCGCCAGTCAAAAATGGTCGGGCGCGGCTCGCAGCGGAAACCACCCATCCCATCCGGTTTTGTCTCACGCCACGAAAAGCACAGTGCGCCAATGACTTTGCGCTCACTTGCTCCCGTTGCCTCTACCAGCCGGTCAATCATGTCCGGCTCAAAACCCATGTCGGTATCGATCCAGCAAAGCCATTCCGAATTCCTATCGCGGAGGAATTCGATAATCGCCTTGTTGCGTGCCTCAACAAGTCCATCCGTACCGCAGCGAACCGCAATCCAGCCACCACGAATTACTCGCATTTCGTGGCTCATGTCCCAGGCAACAAGTTCCGTCAGCGAAACGTGCCACGAATGCGTGACCAAATCTCCGTACTCATGATTGCCATGGACATACGCCACGGTGACTGCACCGGAGTCAAAGTCCGGCGCAGTCACTGGCGATTTGCCATTTACTCTCGTCACTTCGGCTGAACCTTCGCGGGAACCGTCCGAACCTCACCCGGCGCGGCGGTTGCGGTTTCGACTGCGCGAGTAGTGCTTTCGACATGTCCCGTCGGTTCGGCAACGGCATCAAGCCATGGCTCAGCGGGAATACCAGACGAACGCACGTCCGGTGGCACGTCAGAAAACCAGTCAGGATGCGACATGACCACCGGGTCACTCGCATCCCACGGCTCGCCCTTGTTAATCATCACTGTGGGAGTAACCCACGTGCTGAACGTTGCGAAGACAATGCGCTCTGCCATTGCGATTTACTCCCATTTTTGTTTGAGCGTGTACACGGTGCGGCTGGCCGGGCAGTGCGGGCTGCCCAGCCAGCCACGTTTCCTGTTACGCCGTGTTCGTCTGAACGCGGAATGCAGCGTCATTCACGCTGTTACCGCCGATACGTGCGTAAGCGAACCATCCACGCTGACCGGTCGGCCGGTTGTTCGTGACATCGAACAACTGCGGAACCAATTCAACGTTCATTCCCTGACGACGGGCAATCACGTAGTTACTGAAATCGCCCACCACGAAACGGGTTTCAGCGGCAGTTGTGCCAGTGAAGTCCGAGAAATACGGGTTTTCCATGACTGGACGATTGAACAGAACTTCGGCTGCACCTGCGGGAAGTGCGACAGTCGCGGCGTGGTAAACGTTGCTCGCGCCAAACTGTCGAATGGCGTTGTTGACGCCAACGGACATCATGAACGACGCGCGCCGACGGTACTTCTGCGGCAACGCCTTCCATGTGTTGTAAACGTCCTGATATCCGAATGCACCACCAGTCGTTGCAACAACCCGGCTTGCAGTCGTTGCGTTAATGGCAGTAAGTAGACCACGCGGTTCCGACGTACCGTTACCCGTCGAGAACTTCTGAATCAGAAGTTCGTCGTATCCGATGGAAAGCAGACGGGCCATCTCACCCTGGAAGTCGGGCCAGTCTTCCCCGATTTCAATCGAGTATGGGATGAACCCGCGTGCCATGAACACGGTCACGGACGGCTGTGCAATGGTAATGGCGTTGTCGCCGACTGCCGTTCCTTCTGTACCGAACGACCACTGAACACCGGCCGCAGAAACACCCTTCCATGCGTTCGTATTCACATCGACCGTTCGGGCCAATGCAAGGAACGGGTTATCGGTTTCCTGGTCGGTCAGAATGACAGAGGGATCGATGAAAACCGGAATGGCGAAACCACCGGTAGTCGTGGTGCCCTCAGCCGCTGCGCGATATTCCTCATACCGCAGCATTGCCAGTCGCTCGTCATCCGTGAGAATGGAAGAATTGCCGCGCGTCATCAACTTGTAGAATGCGCTACGGTATCCATCATTCTCGGTGACGATGATGCGTCGGGCCAGTTCAGTCCGACGCGCATCACGGACAGTCTTGTCAATGTAATCCGCAGCCGATGCGGATAGCGGGTAATTCGACTCCCGATCCTCAAGGATGCGAAGTGCGCCATCACGCGCGGTGCGCCAGTCCATCGCGCGAACGTCAACGCCGAAAAGTTCATCGGCAGGCTTATGCGCATCCGGCAGGCCAGAAATCTTGCGGAAAGTCTTGCTGCGAATGTCAGCAATCCGTGCCGCTCGATCTTCCAACTTCGAAACCTCCGGCGCAATCACATCGCGCTCAGTGGTCAGTTCATCCCATCGCTTTTCCTCATCCTCGGTGAGCACGTCACGCGCACCTAGAGACATAAGCGAACCATCGATGTCAGCAAGTCGATTGCGAAGTTCCACCAGACGGGAATTCTTCGGATCGACGTCAATGTCAGGCATTTGTGCCAATTACCTTTCCGACGCGGTTTCGCGTCATGTAAGCGTCACGCAAAAACTTTGCGCGCACTTCGGATGGGGTTAATTGGACGGGTGCCTTTACAGGCGGCGCGTCATTGCCAGGTGCGTCGTCACGCGGCGTGGCATTATCGGTTACAGAATTTGCTCCCATTCCGGCCGGGTTGCTGTCGTCCATTTCATCCTCCGGATCGGGGTCGGGCAGGCCAAGCATAGACGCAATAATCGTCTGTGCGTCATCAAGTGCGCAATCAGCGGAACAGAGTGCGTCACAGAACGGATCGAGTGCGGCATCTGCGGCCGCAAGTTGGACCAAAAGTCCTGTGAGAGTAGTGGACTCGTCAGGAGTGAGAGAGCGAGCCTCCCATGCCGAACGGATGCGAGCAATCTGCATGTCACGTTCGCTCACTTCGCGCTCACTTCCATTTCCGTCGTCACCGTTGTCAGGGAACAGAAGCGCATACGCAACATCGCGCGAAACACCCTTATCAATGACGGCCTTCCCATCTTCCATGAAAACGGGAGTGTTGCTTGATCCGGTTGCAAGTGCAGCGCGAACCTTACGAACAACTTCCGGCTGCGATCGAATCTCATATGCAAGTGAGTTTGCCCGAACATCAACGCTTGTTCCCGGATATGCAGGGAAAACAACCGGACCCATTTCAGGGCAACGAACTTCGATCAGTTCACGGTGGAGTACGCCACGGGAAGGATCAGGCTTCCACAGTAGGTCGCTGATTTCCTGCGGAGTCAAAACCTTACCCTTTTTATCGGACCATTCATCGCGAACAACTTCGAACCGGAATGACATGCCGTTAACCGTCTGATTTGCAACGGCATCACGGACCGGCTGAATCAACCAGTTATCGAGTAGTCGGCCTTCGATCTCTACTCCCGCATCGGATTCGCGAGGAAATCCGGTATTGAAAGAACCAATCGGAATGGAACCAATGAGAGGATGCCGACCGTGGTCGAATTGCATAACAGGAGAGCGTTCCTTGAGTGTCTTAGCGAACGCACCTTTTCGGATCGACTCATCAAACATTCCCTCCCATGAATCGATCCGCGTTTTCTGCCCGAAAACCGCAGCAAGGCCGCTAATGGTGAGTCCGTCACCACCATCTGCCGGGCCGCTGCGAATCGTAAATGGCATCGAACGTTCGATGGCAATTGGCGCGGTCGGTCGTTGCGCCGTAGTGGTAGGCATTATTTAGTCCCTTCTAGCGCAAGCCGCGACGTATATAGTTGTAGCATCTCGGATTTGCTTCCATTTACTGCGGGTACGGGAGTATCGTTTTTGGGTGGTACTGGATCCTGTTGCTGCTGAACGGACGGGAGACCATTATGGAATCCCTCAAGCATGGAAACGTCACCAGCATAAACGGCTTTAACAACCGCATCGGCGTCAAACCCTGCGGTCACAAGTTGATTAATGACTGTGGCGTTCTGCGACATAACGGAAGCAAGATCCGTAATATCCTCTCGCATGAAAGGAATATCGCGTGCGTCATACCACAAACGAACGTCAGGACCGGGTGCGTACTTACGCATAATGGAATCAAATGCACCACAGAATGCTCCCCATAGTGGAGACATGGTGCCATCAACGAAATTTCGTTTGGCAGCGGCGTAGTTACCCGCATTTAGAGCGGAACCTGCAAGTCCTTCTGACAGTCCCAAAATGACAGGATGAGTACCAGCCGCAGCGGCAATGCGAGTTTCGCCGGATCCCTGAGTGGCCTTGAGCGACAGTGATTCCCATGTCTGCCCAACTGCCTTGATGTCACTTCCACCCTGAATGAACAAGGTTTTTCCTGCCATCGCAGGACCTTCATGCGCTTCATTGAATTTCTCAACGAAATTATCGAACTGTTCCGGTGGAATCGCAGCGTCCAATGAAATGACGTGAGTAATATTGGCACCGTTTCGGATGGTTGCTCGCTTGTGTTCTGTGAGCATTCCATCGGCGTCGATATCTGGAAGACATGCAGCAATCCACGACTGACCAACCCAAACGTTATTGTCGGCTGGCATTGGTTTATAATGCGCTACATCTTCCGGCGCAAATATTGTCATTTTCTTATCAACGATGCAAGCGTATCCGACTAACGTCTCCCCGATTCGGTATCCCGAAACGTGGTCAACGACCGCAGCGGTAAGAACCTTCATTGTGGATGGCTCTATGCGACAGAGATAACCTTCGCCATCCTCAACCCAGTAACTATTTCCTGAATGCGCAACATCTAGTTCAGCAATTGCCAGCAAATCTCGCGTGGATCCACCGGGCCATGGCTCTTGCAGCAAACTTAGACCGGGTGTTCCGAACAACGATCCGGGTTGCGGTCTGCCGGAACGGATTCGCTGCCATTGAAAACCGGCTTCCGAAAAGACAGCAACGCGGGCACGTTCGCACGTGTACACGATGGAGGATTCGCCAACTGGCATCGCAGAAGTATTGAAAGCCTGATAATTTCTTCCCATATAATTTACTTGAGCACCTGGAGCGAACATTTTCGCCCAGTCCTGAATGCTAATAGGTACGGTTTCATTCGCACCCATCGATCGAGTGGGCTGTGACTGACGGCGAATTCTAGATGCGAGGTTCGCCATCATTCATCCCCTCTGTTTCTGCATTCGAATCTAAGTCGATCGCAAGTAAACCAAAGAGTGCTGAACCTATCCCGATAGAAATGCAAGCAAATCCGAGCCCGACCAAAAGATAGATCCCGATCGACACAACCGCTATGCCGAAAAGAATCAAGGCGTATGAGATGGCCTGTTTACTCACTCTTTTTTGCATCCATTTCGTTTTACTTATCCCCATCTTGGCATAAGCACTGGCCTTGACGCCACTGTAACGGCCCAGCGTGCCATTGTCACAGAAACGCCAGGACAGATATCGGTTGACGACTCTGCGGAACGCTTACGGCCAAATGCCCATCCTCCGTCACCGATGGGTCGACGTGCTGCATTCAAAATTGCTAGGTCTAGTTGCGTTTGTCCTGGATGAACGAACTTCGATTTTCCCTCTTTAACTGCATCTTGCAGACCACCGCATGCAGCACTCATGTCCCTTGCTGTCATCAAAATGGGCTCTATTCCCATCATTTGCAGCATCGGGAGGATCGCATTTGCCGGGCTGGATGGGTCACAAATGATGGCCGGACGGCGCTTGCCTGCAACAATGATATCAAGCACCTGATTCTTTTCTTTCATTGTTTTAATGCGTCGCGCTAGCCAGTCCGTTGATGGTCCGTACTCCACCAGTTCACCATGGATCGCATCCGCTGCATTTAGGCCAGCAATGCCGATCGCCGAGGTAGCACGGTCCGGGGCCACATCAAATGCGATGGCGATTGGGCCAGTAATTCTACTCGTTTCATCCTTGCATGCGTTCCATTCTTCCTCTTTGATGGGAATAACGTCCATTTCTTCGGGCTCATCCCACCACCCGAGGATTTCACGCGCAAATTCCATTGGCGTCATCGAACGCCGCATCAATGCGATTTTTGGAAGAGTGAAGCGACCCTGCAAAATTGCAGGGTTTGCTCTCATTCTGTTCTCTACCTTATCGAGTGCACAACCTGGAGTGGTGCGATGATGATTGCAGTTCACTTGCTCGCATCCGGGATTATCCCAGTCACCGTCAGCGCAGTATTCAATGTAAATGAGTGCGGGATCCCCACCGGCGCGACCACGGTCCCGCACTTCACGCATCACAGACGAACGTTTCATGCCAGCGGACGACGAATAAACCACCTGAGAGTTGTTGCGCGCCAACATAGTTGGCATTAATGCACCCAACTGTCCGGCGATGAGAGCAAACGCCTCATCCAAATCTACGCGCTTGCCACCCAGACCACGACCGCCGATATCAGAGCGAGCAAGGAACATGAGGATGGAACCGTTGATTAATTCGATTGATTCCGATCCGTGCGAGTCGACAATGCGCTTCACATACCGACGAATATCATAGCAACCGTCGATCAGTAATTTCATTTTCTCGAAAGTCTTACGGGCGGTGATGAAACGGTGCGCTGTATGCATCATTTCGTCCGGCTCGCCCATAAAAAGGTCGTACATCGTCATTGGCAAGACAATATGAGTCGTTTTTCCGTTCTGACGTGGCTCTACAATGCCAATTTCAGATGCGACCCAACTTCCATCTGCATGAATGGAAGCAATGGCATCAATGCAGAATTTTTGGTCAGCATCGAGGTTCAATCCGATCATTTCGGAGAATTCGATGATTTCTGGCCCAAATGAAGCGAAACGATCCGGGATCCACAAATGAGCCGGTGGAGTGAACTTCGGCTCATCCGGATACTCGATAAATGCAGTATTAACTGTCATTTTCTGCCAACTGTTCCTGCATTGCCGCTAAACGTGCCTCACGCTTGCGCCGCAACTCATCCATGCGCCCAGGGACTGGCGCAGCACCGGCATATGCATCCTTTGATGCCGATTGGAGCCGACCAGCAACCGCTGCAAGCGCAGAATCCGACACACCATCATCCATACGACGTGCAAGCAACAGGACCAATTTCGCTTCCGGATGGTCGATGCGATCGATGGCAGTAAGTGAGTCAATATGCGATTGCTCAATCGGACCGGGAACACGTTCCGTCTCAGGAACTTCATCCATGACCAAAATGCCAGGACCGCGAAACTGTCCGGCATTCGGATCGTAAGCACGGGGAGGCAAGCCATGATGGGCACAATAGACTTCATCCGTGTCCGCCAAACTGGCATCACAGATGGTTCCGTCAGCCTCTAGCCACGTACAATGCGATGAAATCGGCTGTCTCGCAGGTGTTTCGGGCTCTGTATACAGTGGAGCGGGTAAAATTGTCTGTCGTAGTGGCTGGTATGGACCCTGTAGCGCAATTCTTGCTTCCTCTGCCTTGCGCGCTTGATATGTACCGCAATCAGGGCAACGAGTCCTGCGCCTTCCAACCGTCGAAGTCTGCACCACGTCCCGACCGCAAGGCCACGCGCCGATCACGGCCGGGCCAGGGCACTTATGGGTATCCATGCGAGACATGCGCGCATTATGCGCCGTGTACACGTCACTTGCAACTGTGCACGAAAACACTACTGCCACAACGGGTTAGATTGGCTTATCGTTCGTTACTTGCGACTTTCAATGCCATTTTTCAGGAGGGGGATTCGTTCCAAAAGAGCGGCATCGCGACGTTTGGCGGTTGCCGTCGTTCACCCACCCCCCTCTGCCTATCAGTCTTTTATGTCATTTCACCATTATAGACAGAACTTACGTTCATCTATGAATGGTCAGACGTTCAGGGGAATATCCGTTTTTAAA